CGGCATCCATCAGCCGTGAAATCTTCGCACGGGACAGCCCCGTCTTGATCTCGTAGGCGTTGATGATGCTCTCCTTGATCTCGGCAAGGAACGTAATTGTCCGTTCCATCTCATGTGTGTCTCCGATGGAAATGGTCATCGGATTGTGGATCATTAACATCCCCAAGGGCGAAATCTCAACCGTTGATCCTGCCATCGCAACGACGGATGCGGCAGAAGCGGCAATCCCGTCAATCTTGACATTGACATTCCCCTTATACTCCATGAGCATATTGTAGATCTGTGCCGCTGCATAACAGTCGCCGCCCGGTGAGTTGATCCAGAGGTCAATATCTCCCTCGGCGGCGTTCAGCTCAGAGCGAAACATCTGGGGCGTGACCTCATCGCCCCACCACGTTTCATCCGAAATCTCACCATCGAGGAGAAGGGTTCGCTTCTCTCCTTCGTTCCGTACCCAGTTCCAAAATTTACGTTTCATCACTTACTCCCTTCTGCCTAGCGGCAAACAGCCCTGCGTCCCTCAGTTTCGTCATATTCCCGTTGATGAGATAGAGATCGCCACCCTCGTCCGCTTCGATGGGGTTCATGTCCTCAAGACTGCGGATGTCGTTTGCCGAGAGCCATCCGTTCTGCCGCCCGATGGCGTATCCCTCCATACGGCTCTTGTAGTCTCCGCGCAGAAGACCGTCCACGTTGAAGCGAATGAAGTAATCCTTCCGCTCCTTGTCCGTCAGCAGTGCTTTCTGCAGCGACTGCTCCCAACGCACGACCCACGGATTCAGCGTGTATTTGACGAACTCCAAGGACTGCTGCTCGATGTTCGAAAACGAGGATTTCTCCAAATCCCCGACCATATGCGGCGGTACACGGTAAAGTCGTGCGATCTCGTCGATCTGAAACTTCCTCGTCTCAAGAAACTGTGCCTCCTCGGGCGGTATGGCAATCTGCTGATACTTCACACCCTCCTCGAGGACGGCGATCCTGCCCGTGTTCATCGTACCACCGTAGACGGCGTGCCAACTCTCTCGCAGTTTCGACGGGTCTTTGAGGACACCCGGATGTTCCAGTACGCCGCCCGGACGCGCACCATTCTTGAAGAACGCCGCGCCGTATTCCTCCGTTGCAAGCGCGATGCCGATGGCGTTCTTTGCCATAGCAATGGGAGAATAACCCACAAGACCGTCAAATCCAAGTCCCGGAATGTGGAGCACATCCTCACGCCGCAGCCGAATCTGCCCCTTGTCCGCAAAATTCGGATTCTCCTCCGTGCTTCTCGTGTAGGTGTAGTAAAGCTCACCTGTGCGACTGTCACGGCTGACCTCCATCTTGTCCGGGAGAAGCGGATAGAGTCCGAGAACATTGCCCCTGCCATCCCGCAAAATTTGTGCGTAGGCATTTCCCCACAGGAGGAGATGCGCCATAAGCGTCTCACGAAAGACGAAACTCGTCATCTCGGAATTCGGCGCATCGTGGAGTAGGAAGTACAGCGGATGCTCCGGCACGCGCTCCTTGCCCTGTCCTTTGTAGACGTAGACGTGAAGCGGCAGCCCTGCGATGGACTCCGCGAGAATACGGACACAGGCATAGACCGCCGTCGTCTGCATTGCCGTCCGCTCATTGACCGCCTTACCCGCCGCTGTCTGCCCAAACAAAAAGGACAAGCCGCCAAGATAATCTCTGGGCTTGTCCCGCGAACGAAAGAGTTTTGTGAAGAAGCTCATGGAAACCTCCATTTCCAAAACGGTATGAAAAAGCCTTAACACAGAAGATGATGAGAGCAAGAGCACCGCCCTTTCGAGCGGTGCTCCGTCGTTTCAGCTTAGAAGATTTCGATGCAGGAAAGCTCCATGCTGTTGATGTCGGCTGTGAATTTCGCGCCCCGCGCAATCTCGTCGGCGGCTTTCAAAAGCTCCTCCGGCGTGGGATTTCCGCCCATCTGGCAAATGCTGGCATTGGCTTTGATGTCTCGGAAAACCTTGCGGGCTTCCCAATCCGTCTTCTCGTAATCCGTTTCTTTGCGAATCTCGATGCGGATGCAGGTGTCGCGGTCGCTCGCGTTTGCCCAGCCCATCGTGTTTTCCTGCATCGTGAATCCGTACTCGGCGGCCTTGCTCTCGATGATCTCGGCAATTTCCTTCTTCGTCATTTTCTTTTCCTCCGTTTCTTGTTTCTTCAGTTTTCCCTTTCGGCATGTGTATATTCCCGTACTATCCGAGAAATAGCAAGGCCATATGTGTGTATACAATCGCTCTAAAACACCAAAATCCCCCGCTCATCATACACCGACGCAGATGCATCGTTGCCACAGCGAATCGCACGATCCAGTGCCATAATCAGCGCAATGACACCGTCGATTCTTTCCGTGGACTTCTCCTTATCCGCCTTGATGTTCCCCGCAGGATCGGTGCGAATGAAGATATTGTCTGCCATCCAGCGCATGACGGGATGCCCGCCGTGCGCTATTTTCTTTTCCAGAGTCAGTTTCATCAGCTCCTTGGTCGGCGGGCTCATATCCTTGAAGCCCTGCCCGAATGGAACAACGGTGAATCCCATTCCTTCGAGGTTCTGCACCATCTGCACCGCCCCCCATCGGTCAAAGGCAATCTCGCGGATGTTGTACTTCTCGCCCAGTTTCTCGATGAACGTCTCGATGAATCCGTAGTGAACCACATTCCCCTCGGTGGTCATGAGAAAGCCCTGTTTCTGCCACACGTCATACGGTACATGATCGCGCCGTACACGAAGGTCGATATTGTCTTCCGGCATCCAAAAGTACGGAAGCACGATAAAGGTCTCCTCCTCCGTACGCGGCGGGAACACCAGTATAAACGCCGTGATGTCCATCGTCGAGGAAAGATCAAGACCGCCGTAGCAGACGCGCCCCTCAAGCTCGTCTTCATGAACCGGATGACTGCACGCATCCCACCGCTCCATCGGCATCCACCGTACGCTCTGCTTGACCCACTGATTGAGCCGCAGCTGACGGAAGCTGTTCTCTTCGCCAGGATTCTGCCGTGCCAATTCGCACGCGGCTTTTACTTTATCAATGCCGACCGTGATGCCAAGACTCGGATTCGCTTTCTTCCATACCTTCGGTGATGTCCAGTCCTCATCTATCCCCGCACCGTAAATAACGGGATAGAACGTTGGATCACGCTTGCGTCCTTCGAGAATGTCCTGTGCCTTAGCGTGTGTTTCATAGCAGATACTGTTGGTATCCGTCCCCGCCGTTGTAATGAGAAAGTACAGGGGCTGTGCGCGCGCATCGCCGCTTCCCTTGGTCATGACGTCAAAGAGCTTGCGGTTCGGCTGTGTGTGCAGTTCGTCGAATACGACGCCATGCACGTTGAATCCGTGTTTGGAGTATGCCTCTGCCGAGAGCACTTGGTAAAAACTGTTCGTCGGCAGGTAGACCATCCGCTTTTGTGATGCGAGGAGTTTCACGCGTTTTCCGAGTGCAGGACACATCCGCACCATATCTGCCGCAACTTCAAAGACGATGCTTGCCTGTTGCCGGTCAGCAGCACAGCCATACACCTCGGCACGTTCCTCACCGTCTCCACAGCAAAGGAGCAGTGCGACAGCGGCCGCGAGCTCTGATTTTCCCTGTTTCTTGGGAATCTCCACATACGCCGTGTTGAACTGCCGATACCCGTTCGGCTTCAAAATTCCAAAGATGTCTCGGATAATGCGCTCCTGCCAGTCGATGAGTTCGAAGGGCTTTCCTGCCCACGTCCCCTTCGTATGGCACAGACACTCGATGAATCCCACGGCGTAGTCCGCAGCAGCTTTGTCATAGTGTGCGTCCTCTGCCATGAACTGCGTCGGCTTGTAGTCCATGAGTTTTCGCAAAGAGTCACCCCCCATCAAAAAAGAGCCGCCGTCAGCGACTCAAAACACAGAAACGAGAAGCAGCCCCGAAGGGCTGTTTTTTGTTCGGCGCACCTTAGATGCGCTTCATGCACCAAGCCATTGCGTGCCCGCCGTCCTCGAAAAGCTCGGTGGCGGCTTCGACAAGGTTCAGGCGGCATTCGATGTCCGCGAATCCCGTCTCCTCCGGCGTTTCGACCATCTCGTAGATGGCTGCGTGGAAGCCCCAACACTCCATCCCGACGACAAGGATCTGTTCGCCGTAGCGAAGGATCGCGCCGCTCGTCCCGAACCGCATTTCATCGAGGTGCTCCATCGTGGTGGTCTTTGGCCATCTTGCTTCTGCGCTTTTCATTTTGTGTTCCTCGCTTTCTGTGTGTAGGTTGTTCCCTTCGTCATGTGTATATATCACTCTAAACGCAGAATATAGCAAGTCATATTTCGGATAAACTACACTTATTTTTCGAGAGAAACACAGCCCCGAAAGGCTGTGCAAAAGTCGTGAAACTATCGCCTATTGTTCACCCGTGAGGATAAATCGTACATACGTCGCACGGTCTTCCTCAATGAAGCAGACCAGTTCGTAGAACCCCATCTCGAACGCCATCCGCTGAACACTGGGGATGTCGAACATATTCACCCGCCCGGAGTTGCGGATGTCCATGATCTGTGCGAAAACCTTCTCGTTCATGATCTGCCGCCTTTCTGCACGATGCGGAAGGAGTCTATGCAGGGGATCAGACTCAGCGACGATCCTGTCTCCCACCGAACGAGAATCTGCCCTGCATCATCAACGCCCATGACCTCGCCCATCGTTCCCGTCGGTGGAGCTTGCGGATCGTCCATGCAGAGGAGTTCCACCTTCGTCCCGTGCGGATACCGCTCTCGAAGGGCGGCGATCTGCTCTCTACTCGGAAACCGCATGATCCTCAGCCTCCTTCCGATGTCCGCTCTTGAACGCGCTGCTGCCGATGAGGTTCTGCAGGAGAATCTTGCGCGACTCTTTGTAGGCGTTTCCGATCATGCCAAGACGCAGGAGGAAGCAGCGGAATGCGTATTTCTCGTTGTCCACAATCTTCTCCTTTGCCGTGACGCGCTTCTGCGTCCGCGCCATCAGGCAGAGCTTGCTGATGAACTCGGCATAAGCCTTTGCCGTCTCGTCGGTAATCGTTCCATGCAGCCATGCGAAAGTGATGCGGTCGCCCTCCAGCGTGTAGGTCGCTTCCTGAATGTCAAAGGCGTGACGGATAAGTCTCCCCTTGCTCAGGAGGAGTGCATCGAGATTCTGCAGTGCCGTCTCAGTGAAAAAGCTGCGCGGAAGACTGATGGAAAGGCTGTCCTCATCGGTTGCTGCGACGACTTCCTCCATCGCAGTAACTTCTGCCGGCGTTTCTGTTGGTGCCAGCTTATCCTCTGCCGGATCAACTTCGCTAGGATCTTCCACTGACGCCCCCGTCTGGATCGGATCATCTGCTCCTGTGTCCGCGTAGGAAGCCTCGTTCTCCCAATCCTCGGACATGAAGCCCGCCTCGCGCAGTGTCGTGCGCACACGCGCAACGGTTGCTTCGTCAAGGGCATCATCGAAGCAAAGGCTGCCGTCCTTCGTGATCTCGAATGCGCCGACCTTGTAGGAAAAGCTCGGTGCGCCGCAGTAGGCGGGCTTTGTCTCGAGCACCTTGCTGACGATCCCGACCATCGCCTTGCGCTCTTCCTTCTGGATGTTGTAATTGACCTTCATTTTGAAAACCTCCTTTATGAACTTTGGTCATTACATTCATCACTC